GCCGACGGCGGTATTTCCGCCGACGACCCCGGCTACCAGGTGGCCGTGGACAGCTACCTCAAGCAGGGCTACCCCGAGGACATGGCGCGCCAGATGACCGAGGCCACCGGGGCGAACCCGGTGGGGAACTTCGGCTCTCGGGCCGTCCTGCCGCCCGCCGCCGAACCAGCCATGCCCACACCGGGCGCGCCTGCCACACCCTCGCCTGCTCCTGCGCTTTCTCCAGACGCCGCAGCCGGCATGCGGGTGGGAACCCAGAAGCCGCCCACCACACAGGTCACCGCGGCGCAGGTCACGCAGCCGGCCAAGAGCGGCAAGGACAACCCGCTCGCCATCCAGTCGCCGTGGCTGCGCGCGCTTCTGTCCGGCGGGATGGGAGCGATGATGAGCGCCTCCGGTCCGCAGGCAGGCCTCAGCGCGCTGGGAGGCGGAACGCTGGCGGCGCTGCTTTCGCTGCTGCTCAAAAAGAAGAAAGGGTCTGAAGTTTTTTCCGAGAAGCCCGAGGACATGGCCGACGGCAAACGCACCGGCGGATCGATCCGCCATGGAGGAAAGAAGATGCCCAAGATCAAAATTCCGCATTTCCAGAACGGAGGCGCGGCCGCGGGCCTGGCCGCCCCGCAACTGGCGCAGAACTTAGCGGCCGCGCAAGCCGCGCGGCGTTTGCCCGGCGCGCCCGCCCTAGGCGGCGGCTGGCAGGGTTCGCCCTCGATGCCTCCACCCGCGGTGACTCCGCCGGCTGGAGGCGCGATGCCTGCCGGAGCCGCGCTGCCCGGTGGAGCGCCCATGGCTGCACCGCTGCCCGCGGCCGGCGCGCCGCCCAATGTCGCCGCCGGAGCGCCCGTCCCCGGAGGCCTGGGGATGCCCGCACCGGGCGGGCCCGCGCCCAACCCCGCCGCGCTGGCTGCGCTTGCCGCACAGCCGCGGCCGTACCGCAAAGGAGGAGCTGTGGCAGAAGAGACCGGCGGTAAATCCAAGCGCGCTTTCCGCGCCGAAGAAAAGGCCGAGGGCGAAACGCCGATCGCCAAAGCCAAGGGCGGCAAGCTGCCGCTGACCAAGCGGCCGAAGGGCCCGAAGGTAACCATCGCCGTGGTGCGCAAGCCCAAGGCGGTTTCGACACCGAACCCCTACGACTACGAGGATGCCGAGGGAACCGCGCCGCCACAGGGGACGCCTGCGCCCTCGACCCCGCCGCCTCCCCCGCCGCCCAACGGAGCCATGCTGGCCAAGGGCGGGACAGCCAAGGCGTGTGGGGGCAAGATGGCCAAAGGCGGCGACGTGGCCGCCGCGGAGAAGAAGCCCGAAGTCGTCATCAAGAAAGCTGCCGGCGGCGCGGCCAAGGAACGCAAGGGCTTCCCCAACACCCAAAAGCCGCCTAAGGCTCAGAAGTTCGCCAAGGGCGGGCTCAAGCGCGGCACGGGCGCGGCCCGCAGGGGCCTGCGCTTTTCCGGGATCTACTAGACCCCGGCGGGAGAGCCATGAACTACGTGGAGCTGCGCGCTGCGATTCAAAACTACGCGCAGGATTTCGAAGCCTCGTTCGTCGAGTCGATCGACACCTTCATCCGCCTGGCGGAGTCGCGCGTCCTGCTGCGCGTGCGCCTGCCCAACTTCCGCAAGGACGCATCGGCTCTCTCGACCCCCGGCAACAACCTGCTGGCCACACCGTCGGATTTCCTGGCCCCCGACTCGCTCACGGCCGAAGGCCCCAACGGGCTGGCCATCCTGCTCAACAAGGACAGCGAGTTCATCGACGAGTGCTACCCCGACCCGGTCAAAGCGGCCGCGCTGCCGCGGTTCTACTGCTACCTGAACCAGTCGAGCATCAAGCTCGGCCCCGCCCCCGACCTGCCCTACAACATGCGGATGGGATATTTTTATCAGCCGCCCTCGATCGTCGAGACCAGCGTCAGCTGGCTGGGCGACCACTTCGCGCACGCGCTGGTCACAGGAAGCTTGGTCGAAGCCGCGATTTATATGAAGACCGAAGACGCGCTCTTCGCCCGCTACTACCAGATGTTCGAGCAGGACCTGGCGATGGACCAGCAGTATGCCAAGGGGCGCACGAAAAAGGACACGCAGCAGGAGCCCGACCAGAGGCTGCGGATATGATCACCCCCGGTGTGGCGACCTCGTTCAAGATGGAACTGCTCTCGGGCGTCCACAACTTTTCGGCCGACATCTTCATGATGGCGCTCTACACTTCTGCCGCGGATCTCTCGCCCGACTCGACCCTGGTGTACACCACGGCGGGCGAGGCCTCAGGCGACGGCTACCAGGCCGGCGGCATGGCGCTCTCGGGCGTGCAGGTCTTCGGGCAGGCGCGCACCGCCTGCGCCACCTGGAACGACCCCGTGTGGCCCGCCCCCACCTTGACCGCGCGCGGGGCGCTCATCTACAACGCTTCAAAGCAGCAGAGGGCTGTGGCGGTGCTCGACTTTGTGAATGACCAGTCGAGCAACCAGGGAGAGTTCCGCGTGCTCTTCCCGCCGGCCGCGGCCTCGACCGCTCTCATCCGCATCTTATGACTCCCTCGCCCCAGAGCGTTCTCGTGAAGGTGCGCCTCGCGCCCATGTCCGCGCTGCTTGGACACGTCCAGGTGCGGGCGCTGTGGGCCGAGCCGCGGCCCGTGGCGCTCAACTGGAAACTGGCGGCTCCTCCGCGCCAGCCGCGCACCGGCTGGACACCCATGGCCGCGCCGCCGGCCGGAAAGGCCTGATATGCCCTCCACGTATACGCAGAACCTCGGGATCGAAAAACCCGCTACCGGCGAACAGGCGGGGGTGTGGGGCTCGACGGTCAACAACGACTTCGATTACTTCGACCAGGGCATCGACGGTTCGCTTGCAATCGCGCTCTCGGCCTCGAGCTACAACCTGAACACGAGCCAGGGTGTGGCCTCGCAGGGCCGCAACAAAGTGATCGTGTGGACCGGAGGGCTGACCGCGCAGGCCACAGTCAACATCACGCCCCAGAACGCGCAGAAGATCTACTTCATGCAGAACGCCACCTCGGGCGGCTTCCCCATCCTGTTCCAGCAGGGGACCGGCGCGGGCTTCCTGTTGCAGCCCGGGTGCTCGGCGATGATCTACTGCGACGGCGCGGGGGCCACAGCCTCGGTCAAAGGCGCGAACTACAACCCGCAGTTTGGCTCAGTGCTGGTCGCCGGCGCGCTCACTGTGCAGGGCGCACTCGCCGTGCAGCAGCCCTCGACCTTCACGCAGCCCGTGACCATGCAGGGGGCGACCACCATCAGCGGCGCGCTGACTACCTCGGGCAACGTCACCATCAACGTGCCCGGCTCGACGGGAGCGGCCGGCGACGTGTACTACCGCAGTTCGGCGGGTCCGCTGGCCGTGCTGCCGGTAGGGGCGGCCGGACAGGTGCTCACCGTGGCCGCGGGGCCGTCGCTCACCTGGACCACGCCGGGCGCGTCGGTAGGCAACATCATCGTGGGCTCGACGCCTTCGCTCGTGTACTTCGCCAATGCTTCGAATCAGCTGGCGCAGGACACCTGGGTGCGCATCGGGCAGGGGCTCGGCCTGGGCCTCGGGGTCACGCCCGCCCACACGCTGCACGTGGGCATCAACTACCTGCCCGAGATCTGGATTGACGGCAATGCGCCCGCCACGCAGAATCGCGTGCTGTGCTTCGCCACCTCGGGCACGGCGCGCTGGAAACTGCTCACCCCCGTGCTGGCCGAGTCGTCGCCCACCAACGTCGGCTCGAACCTGGCGCTGGTGGCTTATAACGACGCGGGAACCCTGACCGGCAACGTGATGTCCTGGTGGCGCGCCAACGGCAACGTGACCATCGGAGCGCTGGGCGACCAGGGAGCCAAGCTGGCCGTGCTGGCCTCGAGCGCCTCGCAGCCGGGCATCATGGTGAAGGGCGTGGCCTCGCAGGCCTACCTGCAGACCTGGCAGGATTCGACGGGCGCCGTGGTCGCCTCGATCGACGGCTCGGGGCGGCTCTTCATGGCCAACTCCTCGTTCCTGACCACGTCCGCGCCGACCGGCCGCTTAGATTTATACGGTGTACATTCCTCGCACCCGGCAGGCACCATCCACATCGGACCCGAGCCCTCGGGCTCGCTGCGGTCCTCGATCGCCATGGAAGCCGCCGTCGGAACGCCGGACATCTTCGGCGGAGGCCTGATCCGCATCTACCACCGCAACGGCAATCTCATCGTCCAGTTCTATTACAACGGCAACAACTACTGGCTGTATGTTCCGCTGACCGGCGGAGCCGCCATGCCGGCGCAGTGGTATTACTCGCTGACCGCGATGTAAGTAAGTCACCATGACGACCATCACCGACACGATCACTTACGCCGACGGCCGGCTGGCCAATGGCCAGGTGGTGGTCTCCTGGCCGCCATTCGACTTAGACGGCGCCACCGTGGCCGGCGGGCAGCAGGCGTGGCCGATCGTGAACGGGGCGCTCAGCGTCACGCTTTACGCCAACATCAATGCGCGGCCAGTGGGCATGTTCTACACCGCGGTGTACGAACTCGACGAAGGGGCGCTTTATAAGGAGACCTGGATTGTCCCGGACTTGCCTACGGTCACGCTGGGGCAGATCCGCGTGGCCTTCCCGGTCGCGCCCTCGGCGCTGATCAACGCGCAGCAGCTGACCAGCGCGGGCGCGCAGACCGGACAGTTCCTCGGATGGAACGGCGCGCACTGGGTGCCGATGTTCGCCTCCTCGCTGAACATCAACCCCAACACCATCGGGCTCGGCCTCGGCGCAACGGGAGGCGACCTCAACGTGAGCGGCTCGCCCGCCCCGCTCGGCGGCGCGCTCGTGCTGAACGTGCCCGACGCGGGCCCGGCCGCGCGCGGCGTCGTCTCGACAGGTGCACAGACCATCGCCGGAGCGAAGACCTTCTCCTCGCTCGCCGCCTTCTCCGCGGGCGTAACCATCACGGGCGCGAGCACCATCGCGGGCTACACGCCCTCGACGCGCCTGATCTCGACCGGGTACGGCCTCACGGGCGGCGGCTCGCTCGCGGCCGACCGCACCATCGCGGTCCTCGACAACTCCTCGGTGCAGAAGATCCGCGTCCTGCAAACCACCACACTCAAGGGCACGCGCCAGTCGGTGAACTTCGTAGCTGGCGCGAACGTCACCCTGACGATCGCCGACAACGCCGGCAACGACTGGGTGGACGTGACCATCGCCTCGACCGGCGGCGGGGGCGGCGGGGCCACACTGCCCTCAGGCACCGCCACCGGCGACTTATTGGTGTGGCAGGCGGTCCCCGGGCCGGGCTTCTGGACCACGCTGCCCAAGGGAACCACAGGGCAGGTGCTCACCGCGGGAGCCTCGAACGTCATCTGGTCGCCGGTGCTCGCCGCGGGAGCGAGCGTCGGCGACTTGCTGCAGTGGGACGGGGCAACGTGGTCGGCGCTCGCGCGCGGAACCTCGGGGCAGGTGCTCACCGCGGGCGCAAGTTCGGTCTCGTGGGCGGCGATTCCCCTGCAGGCGCAGTCGCCCTGGCGCAGTAACATCGACGCCGCCGGCTACACCCTCACTGGCGCCGGCTGGATCGGTGTGGGGGTGACCACAGCGCTCACGCCCGTACAGGTTCACACCGGGGCAAACCAGAACCTGGGGATCCAGTACGACGCCACGCTTTCGGCCATCGGGCTTCGCGCTTACAACGACGCCAACTCGGCCCTGATCCCCATGGGGTTCTCGGCCAGTCAATTTCAATTGACCGGCGGCAACGTGGGGATCGGCAGCGTCCCCGCACTCGTCGCCACACCCGCGGCTATCCTGGACGTGCGCTCCTCCGCCTCGACCGCGCTCATGGTCGGCATTGCGAGACAAGGCGGCGTGGACGGCGCGCGCATGAACGGCACCAACGCCGCGCCCACGGCGCTCGCTTCAGGCGACCTCATCGCCGAATTCGCCGCGCGCGGCTACAACGGGTCGGCGCTCTCGACGCCCCGCGGAGGCCTCGAGATCTGGGCGGGGGAGGCCTGGACGGCGACGGCCAACGGAACCTATCTGGTGCTCTCGACCACGCCTCTCGGCCAGACTGCGCCGATCGAGCGCGTGCGCGTGACGCCTCTGGGAAGCGTGGGGATCGCCAACAACCTCGCGACGCTGCCCTTCACCGGCGCGGAGCAGATCACGCTCACCGGAGGAACGGCGGCGGCGACGCCGGGACGTCTGGCGATAGCGGGCAACATCACCCCCACAGGGCTCACCGCGCAGCTCATCTTTTGCAACTACGCCATCCCGGCGGCGGAGAAGCGCCTGGCCGCCATTCACGCCATCGCCACCCCCACTGTGGACTCGGGCGCGCTGGCGTTTCTGACTTACACCGCGGGCGCGGAAAACGAGCGCATGCGCATCGCGACCGACGGGAAGGTCGGGATCAACCAACCCACTCCCGCTTTCCAACTCGATATCACCGGGGACCTGAACATCACCGGAACCTACCGGGTGGGAGGCACGCCCTTCTCGGTGACCGCGGCGCAGACGCCCTGGCAGCAGGATATCGACGGCAACACCAAGGTGCTCGCGAACGCCAGCCAGATCGGCGTGGGCGTGACGAAGGCCAACCTGCACGCCAACCTGCAGGTCACCGGACAGGCCACCAGCACGCTCTACGCGATGCTCGTCACCACCCAGACTTTCACGTGGAACACTGCAGGCTCCTCGGTGCGCATCGGCTTCGGCGCGGCCTCGGGCGACACCTATAGCGAGATCGACGCGCAGATCACCGGCGGAACCGCGAGCGGGGTGCTGGTTCTGAACGGACCCGGAGGCGCGGTGACCGTGGGCATCACCACGCCCGCCGCCGCCGCGCAGTTTCATGTGGCCGGCCCGGGAGCCATTTTTCATGACCGCGCCGGCGGTCCCGCACACCTTCTTTGCCGGTCGGCCAACGGCACCATGGCTTCGCCCAGTTCGGTCGGCAGCGGCGCGCAAATCGGCCGCTTTAGCTTCACCGCCTACGACGGAGCCTGGGTGACCACAGGACTCACCGGCCTGCAGTGCTATACGACGGAGGCCTGGAGCCCGGGCCATCACGGCGCGCTGCTCTCGTTCTACACCACCGCCAACGGTGCGCTCGACTCGGTCGAGCGCATGCGCATCGGGCAGGACGGAAAGGTCGGCATCAACCAGATCAGCCCGGCTTATCAGCTCGACGTGGCGGGCGATATCAACATCTCGACGGGCAGTCAGTACCGCGTGAACGGCGTAGCGCTCACCGGCGGCGTCACCACAGTCGCGCACCCCACGCGCACGCTGGGCACGGTCTACCGCAACACCGGCACATCGGTGCTCTGGGTCTCGGTCTCGGTGTACTTCTCGGTCAACAACACGCTGTCCTCGGCGACGTGCTATTCGGACGCGACGACCAGCCCGACGACGGTCGCCACCGGATTCTGGACCAACTCTCTCCTGATCGCCGCGGTCCAGCCCATGACCTTCGCCGTGCTGCCCGGCCACTACTATTCGGTGGCCGCGGTTCCGGCCTCGGCGGTCGTACAGACCTGGACGGAATGGCAATAAAGCTTATGGAGAAAAAGATGAAATTGTCTCTGGATCATGTGCAACGCCTGAACCTGCACGTCCTGATCGGCATGCAGCGCGCCTCGGTCGATGAGATCCGCGTGTGGTGGCGCCTGCAGGACCGCATCGAGTTGAGCGATGACGAGAAGAAGCAGATCAACTACCGCATGGAGCGCATCGGCCAGGGTCCTGCCGAGCAGCCCACCTGGGACCTCTCGAGGCGCATCCCGGCGCGCGACTTCGAATTCACGCCGGACGAGATCGAGCGGGTTCAAAAGATCTTCAAGGAGTGGCAGCACGGCTTCGCCGCGGCCGACCGCCCGTGGCTCGAGCCGCTGCTCGCCCAATTCGAATCGAGGGTAAACGGCAGTGTCCCTAACGAAGCTCCTGTTTCAGCCCGGCATCGTGCGTGAGACCACCGAATACTCGCAGTCGGGCGGCTGGTTCGACTGCGACAAGGTGCGCTTCCGCGCCGGCCACCCGGAGAAGATGGGCGGCTGGCAGGCCATCATCGAGACGCCCATGCAGGGCGTGTGCCGCTTCATCCACCAGTGGGCGAATTTAGAAAGCGACCGCTACATCGGCCTGGGCACCTCGTCGCACCTCTACATCCTGTGGAGCGAGAACTACTACGACATTACGCCTCTGCGCGCGACCGTCGGACCGCTGCCCGCCAATCCTTTCGTCACCGGGCCGGTGGGTTCCTATGTGGTCACCGTCAACGTTCCCGCGCACGGCGCTTCGGTGGGCGACTATGTGACCTTCAGCGGCGCAACCACGGGAGCCGACGGCTACACCGCCGCGCAGCTCAACCAGCAGTTCCAGGTGGCCTCGGTGATCGACGCCGACCACTTCACCATCACCATGCCGGCGAAGGTAACGACGGCCGGCGTGGCGGGCGGCGGCGCGGCAGTCTCGGCCGCATTCCTCATCCCCGCCGGACAGGCCGACGCCGTCAGCGGCATGGGGTGGGGCGTTCCGCCATGGGGCGGCACAGCGCCCGGCATCGGGACCACAGTCGGATGGGGCGAGCCCTTCGACTCGAGCGAGCTCGACCCGGCCAACCCCTCGGTCAATCAACTGCGGTTGTGGGATCTCGACAACTTCGGCCAAGACCTGGTGGCCAATATCCGCGGCGGGCCGATCTACTACTGGCACCACGAGAGCGGCCTCTCCTCGCGCGCCCTGCCGCTCAACCAGGCGGTGACCATCGGCGGCGTGACGTTCACGCCCGTCGAAGCTCCCACCACCGCCTCGCAGGTCCTGGTCTCGCCCAACGACCGGCATCTGATCGCCTTCGGCTGCGACCATCCCGAGGTGGGCATTACCAAGCCCGACCTGCTGCTGGTGAGGTGGGCGACCGAAGAGGACGCCTACACCTGGAACCCGCTGCGCACCAACTCGGCGGGCGACCAGCGGCTCTCGGCCGGCAGCTACATCATCAGCGCCATGCGCACCCGCCAGGAGATCCTCATCTGGACCGACCTGGGGCTGTGGTCCATGCGCTACATCGGCATGCCGTATGTGTTCGGCTTCGACTCGATCGCCGAGGGTTTGTCAATCATCGGCCCCAACGCCGCCATCAACGCCGGCAACTCGGTCATGTGGATGGACCGCGGCATCTTCTACGTGTACACCGGCCAGACCCAGGAACTCTCGTGCGCGCTCAAGGATTACGTGTTCGGCGACTTCAACTACCTGCAGGCCTACAAAACCTATGCGGGCCACAACCACGCTTTCGGCGAGGTCATCTGGTTCTACCCGTCGGCCGCGTCGCTCGAGAACGATCGCTACGTGGCTTACAACTACGTGGACCAGGTGTGGAGCAAGGGACAGATCGAGCGCACCGCCTGGCTCAACATGGGCCGCGCCTCCTACCCGGTGGCGAGCGATCGCGCCTCGAGCCTGCTCTACTACCACGAGTACGGCAACGACGCCGACGGCGAGCCGCTGCCCGCCTGGATCGATTCGGCCGACATCGACATCGACGGCGGCGAGCACTACCTGTTCCTCTCGCGCGTCATCCCGGACTGCACCTTCCGCGGCCAGGCCCCTCTGGGCCAGCAGGCCGTAGGGTTGACCATCTTCGGGCGGAGCGATCCGGGCTCGCCCAAGCGCGTGCTGTCGCGCATTCAGGTGACCCCCCAGACGGGCCTCGTGACCATCCGGGTCAGGGAGCGGCAGATCTCGTTCCGCATCGAATCGACCGCGGCGGGGACCAGCTGGCGGTGGGGCGTGATGCGCACCGACATGCAGCCCGACGGACGGAGGTAAGGTAAGCTAATGGCCCGCGTAGTACGCCAAACTCTTCCAGAGGCTCCCCCGGTATACGACCAGGCGTATGTGGCGCAGCTGGCCAACGCCATCAACCGCTACATGGTGCAGCGCGAATCGCCAGGCGAAGCCATCGCCGCGCGCTTCATCATGACCGACCTGGTGCGGGTGGGGACCAATCCCGGCGACTACCCCGACACCAAGCAGCTGGCCACCGGCACGATCTATCTCAAGCAGGTTCCGGGCGCGCCGGCGGGGACTTATTTTCTGACCGTCGTCACCGAGGGGGACACATGAAGATCTCGCCGACCGGATATTCGAATCCGCTTCGCAGCTTCCAGCGCAAGCTTTCGCCCGACTACGCTTCGCGCGAGTTCCGCGATCCGGGGCTGCGCAACATCCGGCGCGCCACCGAGACCGGCCTGGGTTCGCTCAAGAAGACCATGCCGCACCTGCGGCCGGGCAAGATGGATTCAGGCGGACCCATCTCGCGCCTCTATGCGAGTGCGCACCCCAACCTCTACAACCCCGATCAGATGGCGCGCCAGATCCTCGCGGCCGGCAGAAAGGCGGGGTCGCAGTTCGTTAACCCGGACTTCCGCGCCATGCCCGGCTCAACCGCGGGCTTTCCCTATGCCGACGGCGGCGAGGCCACAGACCCGCCGGGAATGGAGGAATTGCTGACCGGGGGCGACGAGGATCAGTCCGGAGAGCAGCAGCAGCAGAAGCAGATTGTGATCGAGGCCATGCTGGCTCTCGAGGGAAGGCACCCGGACCCCAAGGCGGCGCTGGAGGCTTTCGTCGCAGCCTTCGGCGACCAGGCGCTGGCCGAGCTCAAGCAGATGATGGCGTCGCGGCCGGATGACGGCGGCGAAGAGCCGGATGCCGATGACGCGGGCGGGCCGCCCGACTTCGACGCCGACGACCTGAAAGCCGCCGGCGGCGGGCTGCTCGCGGGACCGGGCTCGGGGCAGTCGGATGAGATCAAGGCCTCGACGCCGTCGGGCCACCCCGTGCTGCTCTCCGACGGCGAGTACGTGATCGACGCCCCCACCGTGGCGGCGCTCGGCGACGGCTCGACATCGGCCGGCGCGCGGCGTCTCGACGATCTGCGCAAGCAAATCCGCACGCGCGCCTACGGGCACGACAAGCAGGCTAAACCGATGGCCAAAGGCGGCGCCGCCATCGTGGTCAAGCTCGGTGGATAAAGGCTTCGCGCATGACCTTGAGAAGGCCCTGAGCGCCGAAATGGAGTCGATCACGGGGTCAGTGATGCGCGGCGACCCAGAGGACTATCCGGCCTACAAGTATCAGATTGGCCGCATTCGTGGTATACAATTTGCCATGACCACTTTGGCGGATCTTCGCAAAAAAGTGAGCGAAGACGAGGGCTTCTGATGGGGACCGCGAGTTGCGTCCAAATTCCTCAGGAACCCGTGCAGCCGTTCCTGCCCATGACGGACGCCACGTGGATCGAAGTGAGAGACGGCAACCTTTCCGGGCGGTCCCTGTTCCACCGGCACTACAGCTACAGGCCATATGCGGACGGCAGAGATCCGGCGCTGTTTGTTGGGCCGGGCGAAAAGATGGTTCTCCTGACCCCAGACGCAAGAGCGCTATTCGTTTGGAGAAAGTTCATCAGCGGTGATGGTCAGGAAGGTGTGAACTGCGCCATCTTCAGAAACGAAAACGCGGGACTATCCAGCGACCTGATCCGGGAAGCCGAGCGTTTTGCGTGGGAACGCTGGCCCGGAATGCGGCTGTTCACATACGTCAATCCCCGGCGCATTCGCAGCACCAATCCCGGCTACTGCTTCCTGATGGCCGGATGGCGAAAGTGCGGAGTAACCAAGCACAACAAATTCCTGATCCTAGAAAAACTGCCTGCGCTCGAATCTGTGGCGACGCCTGAGAGGTTATTCTGATGTCCACCGCCATCCAGGGAGTGAATTGGAGCGGCCTGGAGAACCTGACCGAGGACGAGCGCCGCATCTCGATCGCGCAGTTGACCGACACACTCGACAACAACCTGGGATCGGCCGAAGGCCAGCTCGCCGCGCAGGAGAAGCTCGACTGGTTCGCGAAAGAGATCACCGAGTGGTTCCGGCCCGCCGGCTACAAGCTGCTGGTCTATATCCCCTACCTCATGGCCAAGATGGAAGCCGGCCTGGTGATGCCGCAGGAAAGCCGTGCGCTCTATCAGTCGGCGTCGATCTACGCGCGCGTCCTGGCCATGGGGCCACAAGCCTACCAGGACAAAGCGCGCTTTCCCGAAGGTCCCTGGTGCGAAGTAGGCGACATGATTTTGATGCGCGCCTATACGGGTACGCGATTCACACGCCACGGCTATCCCTTTGAATACGCCCTGATCGCCGACGACGCCGTGGACGGCGTCATGAAAGACGGGCTGAAACTCGAGAAACGATAATGCCAGACGAACCGCTTGATACCGAGACGCCGGCTGAGCCTGAAGAGGCCAAGCAGCCGGCCGAGTCTGCGATTGCGGTCGAGATCGAGCGCGAGAACACGCGGCCCGCGGTCTCCGACGAAGATTTATCCAAGCTCACCGCCGGCGAGGATGACGAGATCTCCCGCGCCAACGACCAGGCCAAGCGCATGGTCAAAGGCCTGCGCACGGCCTACCAGGAGCAGCGGCGGCGCGCCGAGCAGTGGTCGCGCGACGCAGCCACGGCGGGCAACCTGGCCGAGCAGCTGTACCGCGAAAATCAAGCGCTCAAACAGAGCGTCAACCGCTCCGAGAGCGCCCTCATCGTGCAGGCCAAGACGCGCGCCTCGGCCGAGCTCGAACACGCCAAGACCAGATACAAGCAGGCACTCGCCGCGGGCGACGCCGACCTGATCGTGGCGGCCAACGAGGACCTCGCCAAGGCCGTGGCCGAGCAGCGCCACCTGCAGCTGCTCGAGCCCGCCGCGGCCCCCGCCGGCGCAGAGGGCAATGGCAACGGAAGCGAGCGCGCCGCGCCCGCCGAAGCCGCGCCGCCGCCCGCGGCCACAGCGCCCCCTCCCTCCGCCCGCACACGCGCTTTCGTTGAGCAGAACCCCTGGTTCGGCAAAGACCAGGAGATGACCAATTTCGCCATGCGCCAGCACCAGCATCTGGCTCTCGACGGCATCACCGAGGATTCCAACCCGGACCTCTACTGGCGCACCATCGAGGGCAAGATGAAAGAGGCGTATCCGGAAAAATTTCCCAAGGCGCAGCCAGCCGAAGGCCGCGCCCGGCCGGTGGCGGTCACCGGCGCCACG